CCGCCTTGTCCCATCGACTCAAACCACTTCTCCGTAGCCTCGGCCTCCGCAAATTGCGTGTGCTCCAGCTCTGAAGACTGTTTGGCCGAGGCCGTCTGCTGGTCCGTCAGCTTCTTACGCGCGCCCTCAGTGGCCATCAGCAGCGGCAACATCTCGTTGATCTGCTTTGCCTGCGCCTTCGTAAGGTCTCCCTGATCCATCAGCTGCATCACTCTCTGTCTGGCCTCGTTCATCAGGTACTTCTGCATCTCGGGCGAGTTCCGCGCAACCTCGTGCGCGGTGTTCCCTTCCTGCATCGTCTTGAATGCCTCAGCCTCAGTCAGCTTGATATTCGCCGCCTGCTGCTGGATACCCAAAAAGTTTGCAGCCTTCGAGGCGCTATGCATCCCAGCACTCAACTCGGCAATCGGTTCGGACTGAGCAACACTCGGTGACGAATTCGGCTGCCCCGCCCCACCTTGCGAGTAAGCAAGCATGGGGTTGAGACCAGCCGCCTTAAGATCCGCCACACGCCGCTGAACCTCCGTATTCGACATACGCTCTTGAAAAGCCATTTGCTCGCGAGCCATCCGCCTGTTCGCGGAGTTAGCGCTCGCACCACCAAGCAGCCCGCCAATAGTTTGGATGCCGGCTGCAACTACAAAAGGATCGGGCATAGATATCTCCTATCGGAGAGGGGCCGTCTCGAGACGGCCCCTCTATCGGTCAGAAGTGGTCGATCATTCCAGGCACGGAGTAGAGGGGCAGCGGTCGAGCGGCTTTCACACTGAAGAAAAAGTCGCCAAGGAGCTGCTGCCCGTTCGCGTCGGTTCCCACCGCCGTAGTGCGCTGCACGCCGGTGAAGCTAGCCGTATCGGCAATAAAGTCGGCATTAAGCACCGGAGCCGCGGAGAACTCCTGCGAGTAGTGCCACTGGTCGATTGGCGTCGGACAAGTCGACCGCATCAACGACGTAATTTCCGACGGCAGGTAGCGGTACTCGGCCCACCGCTCTTGATAGCCGAACACCGTGTCGTCGCCAGAGTTGCCGCGCGCCCAAATCTCTTTCTGCAAAATCGCCTGCTCGCCCAGCATCGCAAAGACCGGGAAATAGAAATCGTACCGCGTGCGCCGGGACCAATGCCGCCGCAAGCCCTGCTGATAGGTAAGGTCCGCACGCACGTTGACGAGGCCGATAACGTAACCATGCTCAACAAACGATTGCGTGAAACCATGCCCGGAAGCGAGAGCCGTACCGATAGCCGCCAGGTTGCCCTGCGGAGTATCGCCGCCGGTGACCGTCGTCGCAGACGTCTGAGCAATAGGATTGATGTTCACCATCGAGTGACCGCCGCCCAGGTACTCGGGCCGCTGCAAGCGGGCGTCGGGTGAGCGCACGCCAAAGTGCGCATTGATGATTTCGGTGTACCGCGTGCCGCCGCGCGCGTCGCGCTCCAGAAGTTTCTGAATCTGGAACGACTGGCGCAGTGAATTGATAGTCGCCGAAGTCGCTGCAGACAGGTCCGCGACTAAGTTAGGCGTATTCCAAATAAGCGAGGCGTCCGCACTCGCATCCGCGTTGATAAGTACTCGGTCGTCCACAGCCAGGACCTTAAGCCCGGTGGACGCCGGAGTAGCTCCACCCGTCAGCGAGAAAATCGGACCGGCCGAGGGGACACCGACGACAGGCGCGGAGGTACCGAGAGGCAAGGTAACAGCGGCGCCCTTCTGAGGCCACGGCAAGGCGCCGGTGAAGTAATCGTGTCGTTTGCCACGATAGCGAACTTCGTACAAATCCGAATTGTCCGGCCCGTCATCCAGCGGAACGGACAGCGAGTTCTGAAGGTTTTGGTCACGGAACCACTCGTTATAAATGAGGTTGTAGCCGCGAAGAGGAAGCGCGGAATAACTCAGCTGCTCACCCGTAGCGATCTGACCAGCACCTGGAATACCCATATAGTCCGCAAGCGAACCCACAGCGTCGCCGGACTCGTCGCCGGTCACCTGCGGGACAAGATAATCGATAGAGCTATCCGGGTTGGGCGAACGCTCGCCCATAAACTTCTGCCAGTTCTCCCACACGAGGCGGTTCGGAACGTAGAAGAAAAACGTCTCCAGATGGAGGTTATCCATCACGGGAAAAATAGGCGTGGCGAGCCTGCAAAACGCCGTCATCCGGAGATTGAAGGTATCGCCGGGAAGCACTTCCTCAACGAATACCGGGACCAGCTTTCCAGCGTCAAAGCTAGTCTTGTATGCCTTCTCCATACGAAAAGAAGAGCGGGGAATATCAGCGCGCGGAATCATCGCGAACTGATGGACCGACACAGACTTATTGCGATGCATCTTGCAAGTACTCCAGTAAAAAAAAGGGGGCGGTCACCCGCCCCCGAATGCGTCACTTCGACGCGGTGGCGAAGTCCTTACCTACCGCGATCTGCCGCGGCTGGCTGGTTTCGAATTGGGCGAACGCGTCGTCGTACTCGCCCAGGTGATAAAGATCGAAATCGGCAGGGTGCTTGAAGAGAGCATTGTCCTTATCGGCGCGATTGATCTCGTCGCCGAAACTGCGAATCGCAGCACCGATCGAATGAACAAAGAACGGCTGCATGAACACGTCCGCAGCCCGATCACGAACAGCAACAATTTGAAGCTTCATAGTTTGTTTCTCGTTTCATAGAACTTAGCCCGGCCTTTCGCTACTGCTTCGCGCACCGCGAGCCGGGAGGAAGAATTCTCAGAACTTAGTTTGATTGCGCGTTGATATCTGTCGTGAGCCACCTCCTCGTGAAGTATTGGATCGGATTCCTCGAGCCACCGCGTGTAGGCCTTCGGCACTTTCTGCGGCCGGCCATCTAGAACAACTTGATCGTTCGGGAAAATCTCGCCGCGGTACTTCTCGAAAAACTTAGCGCCTATACCTGGACGGCGCGACATGTTGGAAAACTCAGGACGCCGCTGAAAAACCTCTCCAGTGAGGCCGTCCACGGCTTCGTAGTGATCCTGAGCACCCTTACCGGTAATCTTTTTCGTGATATAGCCCGCTACATAAGCGGCTGATTGGTAAGTAACGTCGCCAATAGAAGAAAAACCGAGAGGCCACATACGCTCAAGAAAATCAGAGCGATAAAGCCTAATACCCTCGTGATCACTCCAAATATACCGATCAGGAAAATCCACACCAAAAAGGCAAGCATGATAATGAGGTCGGGAAAAGTCATCTCCGTACTCTCCACACATGTAAAAACGAAAGGGACCATAGGCCTTGCGGAATCGCTTACAGAACGCACGAAAATGCGCATAATTCAGCGAAAAATCCGCAGGCACCTTATCGTCATCGTAGGTGAGAGTAACAAAGGAATTGTGAGCGTGCATCTGGGATTCGTGCACGCAACGAACGGCCCACTGGCGGGTCCGTTCAAGCCTGCAGCCAATGCACTGGCCGCAGGGGATAGATAGCTCGCGCTTAATGCCTCGATCGGGGCGCGCATCGCCTCGGCCGTTGGCCGAAAAGACAACCTCCCCGGTTACGAGCTGCCACGCGTCCAGCGGACGAAAGCAGCCCATAGAAGACGGTTTGGCGAGTGAGGAGAGGGGGGAGGTTTAGCGAGGCCCTACGGGCCTCTTAGAGCCTCCAACCACCACGCATAGGCGCAACCATATTCGCGGCCTTGGTGTGGCGCGAGTTGTTGCGGAACTTGCGGGCCGACTGGCCCTTGCCAACGGGGGAACGCTTCAGGGGACGCATAGGAGGCTCCATAAAAAAACCCGGCACCGACATAGTACCGGGTTTAGAGACTGACGCAAGGCGTCAGTCAGACCAGTTACATCAAGTAGGGTAACTGGTCAGCGCTTCGGAGAAGCTTTGGCATCAGCCGCCTGGGCGGCTTCATACCTCTGCCGCTGCAGATTGTGAAGCTGTTCCAGCTCCTGCAGCTCGGCTTCGGTTTGCGTCAGCGCTTCGCGCTGCCGCTTGAGGCGGATTTCCAGCATCCGCTTTAGCTTGTCGCTCATTAGCGTCCTCATTGGTTTGAGTGGAGGGAGAGTTAGACGGCCGCTTTGTATCATTTTGGCGTATCTTCAGCAAGCCGAGCTTCTCAGCCTCGGCAGCATTCTCGGGATCATCCATAAACGCCATGAATTCCTGCGGATCGTTCTGAAAACGCTCACGCAGGGTAGACGGCAGCGACATAAATTGCTCCGCTGCCTGACGCACGAACTGCATAGCCGTGCGGTAGTCGACCACTTCGTCAAGGTCGACGTTGAGTGCCTCACGATTAAGTTGCGGCAATTGGCCGGTGACGTTGAACCGCTTGACAATGACGTTGATATCTGCGTCATCCCGTGCGGACTGTATCACCTTGGTGGACGTGCCCGTGTCCAGTGCACACGAGCGAGAAACCGCTTTCGCGTCATAGTTTCGCCAGCTTCGTAGGATCATTTCTTACCTCTGAGACGCGCCTTTGCCTTAGTAGAAGCAGCCGGGCGCGCGCCCTTGTATGGACGGCCGGCACCGTCCGTGGAAGGTATGCGAGAGCTCGACGGCGGGGTGGGCCCTCTGCCAGGCATACGAATATCGGGGATCGTTCCCCGCATCAACTGAAGCCACCTGGCGTATGGAATGGACTCAAACAGCGCCGCTTCGGCTTCCTTCATTGGGATATCGAGACCAAGCGCCTGATTCTGCAGTTCCTGATAACGCTGGATTAGCGGCATCATCTGCTGCCGCTGGGTCGCATCAAGTTCGGACACCTTCGTATCCGCGATCACTTTCTTGATCTGCTCGCCGAGCTGCTCAAACTGAAGTTTCAACATCTTCGCCGCGTACTCAGCATTTTGAGTGGCCCAAGGCACCGTGGCCTGTTTGATGAGGTTATCGGTCGCGAGACTGGCGGTTTGCTGATCCGCCAGATTCGCGGCGGAACTCGCCTGCTGCGTCTGTTCCTTCACGAGCTTGACGTTAGCCGCCTG